AGCCGCCGACAGGCAGCAAGCCAAGATTGTGTTCGAGGACACGAAGCGCATGATACAAAGCAGCGAGCTAGCGGAACACTGCGACATCTACCGCGACCACATAAGAGTGCCTGCTACCAACAACGTGTACAGGGTGCTATCGGCAGACGCACCGAGGCATGAGGGCCTATCGCCTACGCTGGTCATCTTCGACGAACTGCACGCGCAACCGTCACGTGAACTGTTCGACGTTATGTCCCTAGCTCAAGGAGCGCGAGGCAAGGCAGCTACTATGGTGGCAATCACGACAGCCGGGGTAAAGACTGAGTCACGAACTGGCAAGGACAGCATCGCCTACACGCTGTACCAGTACGGCAAAAAGATTATCAAAAAGGAAGCCGTTGACCCGACGTTCTTTATGTCATGGTGGGAAGCAGCCGAGACAGCCGACCACAGACTGCCCGAGACATGGATGGCAGCTAATCCGGGCTTCGATGATATCTGTGCAAAGTCTGACTTCGAGTCTGCTGTACTAAGAACGCCTGAGGCCGAGTTCCGCACTAAGCGCTGTAACCAGTGGGTATCGAGCCAGCAAGCTTGGCTGCCCGCCGGAGCATGGGACGCGCTGTTGTCGGAAGAGGGCGAAGAACTAGAAATCTTTCCTACCGAAGACTACGTCCTTGGCTTTGACGGCTCTTACGCGAATGACTCTACGGCTGTCTGCGCTGTGACAATCCCGCAGAATGGCGAGAAGCCAAAGGTCAAGCTCATAGCTGTCTGGGAAAAAGAACTCGGTGTAGACGATGACTCATGGCGAGTAAAGATAGACGAAGTCAAGGAAACGATTATTGACTACGTGCAGCGCTTTCCTCAGTGCCGAGAGATTGCTTGCGACCCGTACCGCTGGGCTTCTATGATGCAAGAGCTACAGGAGCTTGATTACCCGATTGTCGAGTACAAGACCAACTTGCTATCGCTAATGATTCCTGCTACGCAAAAAGTGTTCGAAGCAGTGACTGACAAAAAGTTTGAACACGACGGCAATGTTATATTGTCAAGGCACATAGACAACTGCGTAATCAAGGCAGACCATAAAGGCCAAAGGGTAACTAAAGAGTCAGGCAGCAGCAGAAAGAAGATTGACGCTGCCATTGCGTTCATAATTGCGTATGATAGAGCTACCCAAGGTAGAATAGATGAAGGAGTGCCTGAGTTCTTCTTTTAAGGCGGTTATGTTAATAAACATTTTACAGGTCACAGGAGCAGTCTTAGTAACTGTTGGAGTATCAGCAATCTTTGTACCAGCAGGCCTTATAGTGGCAGGCCTCTTTGCAATTCTATTCGGTTTGAGTTTGGAGCGTAACTAATGCTTAAAGGTTTATTCTCAGGAAGCGACGAGTCTCGCGGCATCTCTTTCCAAAGCGTCTGGGGCAGCGGCTCTGAGCTAGAGCTTACGTCTCAGTCGGGCACACGCGTAAACCTAGACACTGCCTTTCAAGTAAATGCAATCTTTTCGGCAGTCAGTCTTATATCTGACACAATCGCAACCTTGCCAGTTGACACCTACATTCGCAGAGACGGCGAGCGCTTTGCCTTCCGACCACGTCCGGCATGGGTGCAGAACCCTGACGTAGACACAACCAAAGAGGCCTTCTACGGCTCTGTAATAGTTTCGATGCTGCTAGAAGGCAACGCGTTTATCAGGCTGTACACAGACGGTCAAGGCCAAGTAGTCAACATGGTTGTACTAAACCCTACGACTGTAACAATTAGGCGTAACGGCATCGGTCGAGTAATGTTCCAAATTGACGGCGAGAAGCAGCTTCTATCTACCGACGAAGTTATCTTTATCCCGGACATGGTAAAGCCGGGAGACATTCGTGGCGTATCTCGTGTAGAGGCGCTCAAGGACAACTTCGGCCTAGCTATCGCGCTAGAGAACTACGCAGCACGTTTCTTCGGTCAGGGCACGCAGACTAGCGGCATCATCGAGTACCCAAGCAAGCTGACTGCCGACCAAGCCAAAGACCTACAGCAGAGCTTTGACTCTCGCCACAAGGGTTGGAGAAACTCGCACAAGACGGGCATCCTGTCTAACGGTGCTATCTACAAGCCAACGAGCGTTGCCAACGACCAAGCTCAGTTCCTAGACAGCCGCAGAATGGCAGTCGAAGACGTAGCAAGAGCGTTCAACATCCCGCCGCATCTTCTAGGGCTACCGGGCACTAACTCTTATGCCTCGGTTGAGCAAAACAACCTAGCTTGGGTTACTCACTGCCTAAGGCCAATCGTGCAGAAGCTAGAGAGCGCGCTGACACCAGTGTTGTCAAGGACATCTGGCGGAGAGAACGCCTTTGTCAAGTTCACACTTGAGGGCTTGCTAAGAGCCGACATAGAGTCACGCAACAGGTCTTACAGCACAGGCCTACAGGCTGGCTACCTAACAATCAACGATGTACGTCGCCTAGAAGACTTGCCGCCAATTAAAGACCCTTCTGCCGACACGGTTCGCGTGCCACTAGCTAACGTAAACGTCGAAGCCGCAGACCTAAACGCAACAGCGCAGCGCGTAGAGATGGCAACCAAGCTGGTACAAGTTGGATATGACCCTGCCGCTGCCCTTGCAGCATTCGGTCTGGACGCCATTGCACACACTGGCCTACCAAGCGTTCAGCTACAGGGCATCGCACAAGTTGACCCTGAGAACCCCGACAAGGCGTACAAGGTGGACAAATGATTGAGCCAGCAACCTATAACTTAGACGCTTACCAAGGCGCGACCTTTACGCTAGACATGACTTACAAGATTGACAACGTAGTTGTTGACCTTACGGGCTACACCGCTGCCATGCAGGTCAGGTCAGCACCTAGCTCGCTAGCCACAATCCTTAGCCTAGAATCAGGCAGCGAGATAACTCTTGGCGGAGCTGCAGGTACGATTGCCGTAGAGGTGTCAGCTACTGTCATGGCTGCGGTTGCAGCAGGTAACTACGAGTATGACTTTGACCTAAACTCAGGCGGGCAAGTCACAAGGCTTATCAGGGGCAAGTTTACGGTTATTGCAGAAATAACCAGATAATGCCAGTAGTACAACTTGAGATTCAGGAAACCAAGTCTACGGTCTTGGTTGCAAAGACTCAAGCCTCGGTAACTATAACTAAGCAGCCAATTAGTCTCACGATAAACCAATCAAGCATTGAATTAGACGCTGTACAATCAGCAGCAACCATTGTGGTACAAAAGTCAGACGTCTCGCTTGGTATTACAAACTCAGTAAACACAATCGTTCTTGGCAGCAGCGGCCCGCAGGGTATTCCCGGCATCGAAGGCCCCCTAGGGCCTGCCAACACCCTATCTATCGGTACTGTCACTGCAAGCGCTCCCGGAGCAGCCGCCGAAGCAACCATTACTGGAACCGCGCCTAACCAAACGCTTAGCCTAGTAACGCCTAGAGGTGACGAAGGCTCACAGGGCATACAGGGCATACAAGGCATACAAGGCATACAGGGAGTACCCGGCCCTCGCGGATTTACAAGTTCCAAGGGAACAGCTACCCTAGACTTTGGCAGTGGTGCTAAAACTGCCGAGACGGTCGTGACTGGCTACTCGGAGATAGCAGCAGATTCGGTTGTCATGGCGTCTATGAGAATTACTGCAACAGCCGAACACCCGACAGACGACTTGCTTGTTGACCCAATTCGGTTGGCAGTCAAAGACCTAGTTGTAGGCGTAGGGTTTACTATCTACGGTGAAATGGACAATGCCGAAGCAAACGGCACATACACGATAAACTGGATAATAAGGTAAGGAACCCAAAATGGCAGTAGAGATTAAAAGCGGAGATGGCTCAGACTTAGCTACGGTTGATGCGTTTGCCAAAGCCCTAAGAGTAACTAACTACGGCAGCGACGGCATCGAAGGCCACGGCTTTCACCCTGTCCCAGTAGCTATTGCGGTCTCGGATGTCCAAGTAGTTGATAACGACCTCGTTTCTTCTGTAGACGTTTCTGAGTACCGTTCTATTTCTTTACAACTAAAAGGCACTTTTTCTGCAACAGTTACGTTTCAAGGCTCTAACGACAACAGCAGCTTCTATAACATCGTATCTCAAGACTCGACCTCGCTAACAAGTCCTTACATAAACTCAGCCTCAGTCCCCGGCTTGTATAAAGTGCCAGTCCTCTACAAGTACTTCAGGGCAAGAGTTACCGCTTACACTTCCGGCACAGTTAATGGTGTTGCGTTTGGGCATAAGGACAGCAATACCGTTGCCGCTGTAGGCCAAATCGGAACTGTAACCTTGGCTGAGGAATCTACCAAAGTTATTGGAACAGTCAATGTAGCGACGTTGCCGACGGTTGAGACAGGCACTATCAACGCAGCCGACACCGCCATACCCGCACCCGCAGACGACGGCGTGCTGCTGTCGGGTACGCCAAGCGTAGGGTCAACGGTTGTACTAGACGTAGGCCCAGAAGATTCTGCTTGGGCGCTTGACATAACAGGAACTTTAGGCGGGGCAACCTTTTACTTTGAAGCGTCTGCAAGCTCTACCGATGGCGTAGATGGCAACTGGATTTCCTTGAATGGCAGAAGAACAGGTCTTGTTGATTCAACTCTAGAGTCAAGCACTACAACCGAAGCTGCTTTCAGAGGAACCTTGGCTGCCATGAGCTATTTCAGGGTAAGAGCAGTAGGTGGCGTAGGTATAAACGCGGTAGTAAACATAAGAGTTGGACACGGAACAGCCGTTGTATTTCTTGCTGCCTCTATCCCAGCAGGTGTAAACCAAATTGGTTCGGTAGACGTAAGCAACTTCCCAGCAACTCAAACCGTTGACGGCACAGTTACGGTCAGCAACTTGCCCGCCACTCAGCCAGTTAGCGGAGGCGTATCCATAGTCGGTTCAACATCGTTGTCACCGTTCTTTGCAATAGGGGCAACGGGTACAAACGAAACGCCTGTTAGCGCATCTCCGTCTGTTCTCAGGTCTATAGTATTTACTAACCTTGCGGCAACTCCTAGACATCTCAAGCTATACGATGATGCGTCTACGCCAGTTGCAGGAGCAGGCACTCCTGTTATTGTTTGCTCTTTAGCAGCGGCAGGGACACTTGCGTTTCCTTTGCCAGTTGAAGGCTTCCCGTTTGCTAACGGCATCGGGTTCACAATGGTTCTGGGAGCAGCGAACAACTCTACGCAGCCAGCCACAACCCAGCCCGACTTTACAGTTTCAATGATTTATTCTTCATAAACCTAAAAGGAGACACTCATGGCGCTTATCAGCGGCAGCAACGGAGTACCAGTAACTACCAAGCCACCGAAGGCCGAGCCTGCTCCTGCAGTAGCCAAGCCAGTCGAGGTTGTAGTAGAGCCTGTAGAATATGTAGAACCAGCCCCAACAGTACCAAAGCAAACTAAAAAGACCCAAAAAGCAGGACGCTAAGCCCTTGGAGGCAATACGGATGGCAAAAATAGAAAAGCGGCTACACGTTACCGACTTTGAGGTGCGAGATAACGGCGAGGGTCATGGAATGACCTTTACTGGCTACGCAGCCATTTACAACAGCCCTTCTGAGCCACTGCCCTTTACAGAGATGATTGCTCCCGGTGCGTTTACTCGCTCTCTGCGTTCACGCAACGACATAAAGCTTTTGTTCAACCACGACTCAGGGCAAGTACTCGGTTCAACTCGTGCTGGCACGCTGCGCTTAGAAGAGACTGCCAAGGGCTTACTTGCTACAGCAGATTTACCTGAAACTCAGCTTGGGCGGGACACTTCCTATCTCATTAAGAGGGGGGACATAGATTCGATGAGCTTTGGATTTTCTGTACCTTCCGGCGGTGACAGGTGGAGTGCGGACGGCGGAACGCGTACACTAGAGTCAGTACGCTTGCACGAAGTCTCTATTGTGGCTTTCCCCGCGTACTCAGAAACGGCAGGCAAGATGATGGTAAGAAACATGGACATTGCAGCAAAGCGCGCAGGCGTAAGCCCTGATGTTTTGGCAGACGTAATGCTAAAGCTTGAGGTTGGCGACGAACTTACCGCATCGGACGCAGAAGTTCTAAACGCGGTAATAACAAAGCTATCTCCACAACCAGAAGCTGTTCAAGAAGAAGTGGTCGAAGAAATCACCGAAGAGGCAGCAGAAGAGGTTATAGTGGAACCAGACTTAAGCGTAGGTATGCTTGAGCTGAAGAAGAAGAAACTAGAACAGTTACTGAAAAGGATTTAACTATGGCAAACAAAGATGAAATAATCAAAACCATTCTTTCGGTTGCAGGCAACCCGGAGTCTGGCGTGGTCAAGCAGAATGTAGCAGCATGGGCAGAAGCTATTGTTGCTCTTGATAACCCTGAGCCGCTAACCAAGACAGCCGTAAAGCTGGAAACAGAGCGGTCAGGTTCTTCCTATCGGGCAACAAAGGAAACGCGGGTCGAGGACTCACTAGAGACTCGTTAGTAGCGTTTCGCCCACCTACAGTTTTGTCGTTCTTTCCTGTAGGTGGGTTTTTCCATACCCTTTGCACTTTGTGAAGTAAGCTATTGGTACGGAAGTGAGTTAGCTCTGCCGTTTTAGATTCGGTTAGCGTTAGCGCAACTGAAAACGTAAGAACATAACTAGGAGACCAAATGTCTGAATTTATCAAGGCACAAGAGGAACTCCGCGCAAACCTAACGCTGCAGATTCAGGAATCTCTTGATGCAGCCGAAGAGCGCGGTGGACTCGACGCCGAAACCACATCAAAGATTAACCGCATCGAAGAGTCAATTCGCTCAGCAGATGAGGCAATCGGAATTGCATCACGTAACGAAACACGCAAGTCTGAGGCAGCAGTTGCTTCTAAGGGCTTCGTTCCTGCTTCAGAGTCTCGCTCTGACGAGGACGTTCTACGCTCAATCGTAAATGGCGAAGTTCGCTCACACAACTTTGAGAAGCGTGGACTTGTAAGCTCTGACAACACTGTTCCTAAGAGCTTCTACGACGAAGTATTCTCGATTGCTCGACTAGCAGGCCCAATGCTAGACGTATCACAGGTAATCGCTACCACTTCAGGCGAGAACTTGACCATCCCAACTTTGACTGCTTACTCAACAGCGCTTGTCAAGGGTGAGGGTGCAGCAATCGGCGAGTCTGACCCAACATTCAGCTCGATTACTCTTGGAGCTTTCAAGTACAGCTTCCTAGTACCCGTGTCGAACGAACTACTAAACGACGCCGGATTCAACTTGACCTCGCTAATCGCGGAGCAGGCTGGAAACGCTATCGGGTTCGCTGTCAACGCTGGTCTAACCAACGGTGCCGGAACCACTGAGCCAACTGGTGTAATGACTTCTGCTGGCGCAGGAAACACCGGAGCAGCCGGAGCAGCAGGAGTATTTACTGCTGACGAACTCATCGCATTGCAGTACACCCTTGATGGAGCCGCTAGGCGCTTGCCGGGTGTTGCTTACATGGCAAACGGTCAGACCATCGGTGCCATGAGAACCCTCAAGGACAATGCTGGACAGTACCTATACCAAGTAAACGTAGGACAGCCAGACGCTTTTGCTGGTTACACCATCGTAGAGAACCCTGCTATTGCAGCACAGGCAGCCGACACCGCTTCAGTGGTATTCGGACACCTACCTTCCTACAAGGTACGTATGGCAGGCGGGCTACAGATTGCTCAGTCAACCGATTACGCATTCAACACCGACCAGACCGTATTCCGCGTGCTAATGCGCGTTGACGGTGGTTTGACCCACGCTGGTCACATCAAGAAGTTCACTGGTGGTGCTGCTTAAATAGCAGAGTAAATAAGCCGGAGGGCGCGGGTGGCAGGTTGCCCGCGTCCTCCTTTTTTTATTCTCTGGGGACAACTCCGGTAGAATAGAGCGACAAGGAGATTTTATGGCTATTAGTAACGGGTACTGCTCTCTAACAGATGTAAAAGGCGCGCTAAGGATTACTGACTCAGTTGACGACGTCCTTTTAGAGCTTGCAGTAGAAGGTGCAGCAAGGCAAATTGACGGATACTGCGAGAGAGTTTTTTACAGCTCAGTTGCAACCAGACTTTTTAGTGCTAGCGACGGATATATCTGCATCGTAGACGACATAAGCTCCCTTGACGAGATAAAGACATCCTCAGGCGCTGACAGGGTCTTTGACGTGACTTGGGATGACACCGATTATCAACTAGAGCCTCTCAACGGCATCTCAGGCGGAATTGTCAGTCCTGCAACCGCAATTAGAGCCATAGGCGACTATTTGTTCCCTACTTCTGGCGGAGAAGCCAACGTAAAGGTCACTGCGACATTCGGTTGGCCTGAAATACCTACTGCAATTAGACAGGCATCTATCTTGCTTGCTTCTAGGCAGTACAAGCGCTATGACTCGCCACTAGGCGTTGCTGGCTTCGGTGACATGGGAGTTATTCGCGTTTCAAGCATTGACCCGGACATCGCTAAGCTACTAGAGCCATTTATGAGGGTGAGAACCTTTTGAGTGACATAAGTGCAATTAGAGAGGCAATGGCTAACAACCTAGCTACCGTTCCCGGCCTAAGAACTTCTGCAGAGATGCCAGATAACCCAAACCCTCCGATTGCAACTATGTCTTTAGACACTGTTGACTACAACCTAGCCATGAACCAAGGCTTGACACTCTTCAACTTTACAGTTATTGTGATAGTTGGAAGAGCCGCTGAGAAGCGCGCTCAAAGGAAGCTAGATGCTTACTGCTCACAAGACGGTGAACAAAGTATCAAACTTGCTGTAGAATCAGATAAGAGCCTTGGCGGAAATGCCTTCGACGTTCGCGTTGTGGGGATGAACAACATCGGTTCACTTTCACTGAATGACCAAGAGTATCTGGCAGCGGAGTTTTCCGTTACAGTTTACGCATAAGGAGATTAAATTGGCTAAATTTGTTGTAACAGGCACACACGTAACCTTCAACGGTACAGACATCTCAGATGCTTGTGCCCGCGCCGAGCTAGTAATAAACGCCGCTGAAGTTGAGACTACAGACTTTGGGTCTGCGGGCTTTACAGAGCTTATTGGCGGAATCAAGTCAGGTTCGGTAGCACTAGACTTCCACAGCGACTATGGTGTTGGCGGAGTTTCTGAGCTATTCCAAGACCTAGTTGGAACTATTGGAGTTGTCACACTAAACCCTAGTGGGGCTGCTGCTTCAGCAACCAACCCTACGTACACTGCAAGCGTCTTGGTAACTAGCTTCACACCTATTTCTGGTGCTGTTGGCGACCTTGCTACGTTCTCAGTAAGCTTCCCTACATCGGGTGAAGTAACTTACGCAATCGTATAAGGACAACTAAATGAGAATTAACCTGCACATTCAGTTCGAAGATGAAACCGAGAAGGAAATCACAGCTAACGCTGGCGATTTAGTAGCTTTCGAGGACAAGTTCAATGTTAGCGTTACTAACTTAGGCGAGTCACCTCGCATGAGCTGGTTGCTCTACTTGGCTTGGCACAGCGAGCATCGCACGAAGTCAACCAAGTTGACATACGAAGACTGGTTAAACACAGTCGGAGAAATCGGGGCGAGCGACACTGACCCAAAATCCGAGGGCTAGGGGAATCCTCAGCCCATTGGCTAATGGCTTCTCTAGCTTGCGAAACAGGAATCAGCCCGAGAGAGCTAATGGCTTTAGATGACAGAATGCTTTGGACAATGCAAAGGTATCTGGTAGCTAGAAGCCTGCCTTCTAAGTAATAAGTGAGCCGTCCTTCGGGGCGGCTTTCTTACTACCTAAGGTACAATAGACATAAGGATTGGCGGTATCGTGGCTGTAAGAGGTATTCGTAGCGTAAGCACTAAGGTTGGCGGGACTACACAGAAGTTCGGTCAGTCCGAGATATTTATAACTGATTACAGAGACCTTATTACAGCCCTTAGAGGTCTAGAGGGCGAAGTCCTAAAAGAGTTCTTTAAAGGTGCCAAAGAGATTGCAAAGCCAGTGCAGGCCGGGATTAAAAAGTCTATCCCTCTTAGAGCGCCGCTAAGCAGGATGCGACCTGCCGCTGCAGGTATACCCGGAAGACTTACGTGGGGTACAGGCAAGCCTGCCCGCAGCGCAACCATTGTAGCCAACAGGCCACAGGCAGCGTTTAAAGGCAAGAGAATATCTATAGTAAAGATTGTTGTCAAGTCGCCAGCGACAATTATGGCAGACATGGCTGGCAAGTCACGTGCCTACGTAAACAAAAAGGCAATGACAGAGCCTTATGCCTACACACGCACCCTTAGAGGCAAGTTTGGCTCTATCCGGAAGCTTAGGACTGTTCGTCGGCACAAGATAAACGGACAAGGTAACGCTATGATTAACAAGTTGGGTGGTCAGCCTTCAAGGTTTGTTTACCCCGGTGCTGAAGCTGCATTTGACGGCTCTGTTAGAGAATTTGACAAGTACCTTGGCGACGCGATTATTACTGTAGAGCGAGAGACGAGATAACGATGGCTGGAACTAGAAATCTAACAGTTGCCCTCTCTACAGTATTTAACGATGCGGGTCTAAAAAGCGCTCAGAAGCAGCTTGAGGGCCTTGGCGGAAACATAAACAAGCTAAGCACTAAAGCGCTAAAGCTAGGTGCTGCCTTCGCTGCCTTTCAAGGTGGTCGCGCACTCGTAGACTTTGCTTCTAACTCTATTGAGCAAGCAAGAGACCTAACACGAAACATGAACGGTCTTCAGGCCGTATTCGGTGAGCTAACGCCACAGATGGTCGAGTTCACAGAGGGCGCTCACAAGATGGGACTCTCGCAGTCCGAGGCCGCTAAGTCTGTAACCTTTATCGGTTCGGTTCTAAAGCAGTCCGGCTTTGCGATTGGGGAAACCGCAGAACTTACCGAAAGGCTGATTGGCCTTGGTACTGACCTCTCTATAACATTCGGTTACGACGTCCAAGAAGCCCTAATGGGCATGACGGCTCTGTTCCGAGGCGAGTACGACCCGATTGAGAAGTTCGGTGTCGCCATGAAGCAGTCTGAGATTGACGCTGTAAAAGCAGCGCGTGATCTTAGTCAGCTCACAGGTTCGGCAGAAAGACTTGCAGACCAGCAAATCCGCGTAGAGCTTTTGTTCCAGAGGTCAGCAGACGCTCAGGGAATGTACGCAAAGTCAAGCGACACTTTGTTCTTTGCACAACAGAACCTAGAAGCAGCTTTCAAGAACCTGCAGTCAACCGCAGGACTAGCTCTAACCCCTGCCTTTACAAACCTGACCTTGGCTATGATTCCGATAGTCGAGAAGCTGACTCCTGCAATGGCTCAGATAATGCAGGCAATCGTGCCAGTGGTCGTAGCTTTCGCAGAGAACACCGACCAGCTAGAAGCCGCAATAACCGGATTTGCAAACGGTGTACTTTATACAGTCGGATTCCTAGCGCAGCTTGCAAAACTTGTTATTGAGAACATAACGCTGTTTAGAAACCTTGCGCTCATGGTAATTGCGCTAGGCGTTGTCGGCAAGATTATTCAAGGCCTAACTATAGCCATGAACCTATTGACCGCTTCAGTAGCCGTCACTACAACAGGCTTTAAGGCCTTGCGTGCAGCAATTATGACTACTGGTATCGGTATTGCCATAGTAGCTGTCGGCTTCCTTGTCACTAAGTTTACCGAGGCCAACGATGGTGCCGAAGACTTCGCAGCGGGCCTTCCTAGCCTAAATATGCAGCTTGTGCAAACAGCAGAGTCTGCAGCATACGCCGCCAAGAACCTTGAGCGATTCAAGAAGGGTGCGTCCCTACGAAGCATAGAAAACTCTATTGCGAACGAGACGTTCAACTTCACGCCACCCGTACTAACCGACCCAACCGAGACAGGCCCAACATCGGCAGGCGGTCAGGCCAAGAACTACGTAGCAGACTTCTATGCAGGACTTAAAGACGAAGTTGCAAAGCAAGCAGCAACACTAAAGCTTGAAAAGCTTGGCGCAACATCCGGTCTTATTGCTTCGATACTTGGCACTGGCGACGAATGGCGCAAGGTCTTTGACGACGTCATCGCTAGAGGCGCTAAGTCTGTAGCTACTGCACAAATGCTGTTCAACAAAACCGCTGGTGGCCTGCAAGAGATTACAAAAAAGGTCGAAGAGGCTAATGCTGTCCTAAAGACAGAATACGAAGAGCAAGTCAGAGTTTACAACCTGCTCGTGTCAGAGTTTGAGGACTTTGAAAAGGCAGCTAACGCTGCTGGCAAGTCTTTGCTTGACTTTGTGTCAACCGTCGGTGCGCTGTCTACTTTCGAGACTGCAATGGGCAGGTTTGAGTCCGAAGTCGTTGACAACCTAAAGCAAGTAGAAGAACAGCTCAAGGATGCCTTTGATAACAAGCAGTTGCTTGGCGAAAGCTACAAGAACCTACAGAGCTACGCACGCAGCGAGTTCTCAGAGCTACAGAAGATTGCAAAGCAACGTGACGACCTTCTAACGCGTCGTAACCTTGCAGAGTCTTTGCTAAAAGACGTCAAGAACGCAACGGTAGCTGCTGGTAACATAACTGGCATCCTGCAGAACACTCAAACTGAGGTTCAGAAGATTGACATGGCTAAGGTCATTCAAAAGACCGTACAAGCCGGAAAGAACCTAAAAGACTTCCGCGTTACAATCATCTCTGACTTTGTAGAGCCTATTGAGGCAGCAGCAAACAAGTCTCAGCTACTTGTAAGCGGTTTTCAAGCTGTAGTAGACCGCACAAGATTGTTCGTTGCCAACCTAAAGGCTCTTCGTCAACTTGGCTTAGACCCATTGCTATTCAACCAGCTAGTAGAGGCTGGCGTAGAAGCTGGCGGCGAGACTGCACAAGCGCTTATTGACGGCGGTGCAAGCACTGTCAAAGAGGTCAACACACTATTCGGTGAACTGGATGCACTCGGTCAGGAACTTGGCGAGCAGACCGCAACGGTTATGTACGGTCAGGGACAAGAGTTCGTAAACGGCATTATCTCTGGCCTAGACTCTATGCTTGGCGACCTAGAGTCAACCGCGAACGTCCTTGCCGACACCTTTGTAACCGCATTTAGCGCAACATTGGCAGCAGGCATCGCCGAAGCTATTGCGGCTGCTAAGGCAGCTATGGCACAAGCACCTACAGCGCCAGACTACGGAACTGTTGCAGAGGCTGTCGCCGAAGCCGGAGCCACTCTAAAGGAAGTTGCTGGCGTAGTTGAGAAAAACATTGCGGCAGTCAAGAAATCTGCAGGCAGTTCTGGTAAGAGCAGCGGCAGCGGCAGTTCTAGTACGGCACCTAGTGTTGGAGTAGCTGCTAGAAGCATTAAGGACTTTGCTGCTTTCCAAAAACTGTCTGCAAAAGACTTCGCGGCCCTACAGAGCGACAAGAGAAACACAAGCAACCTGTTTGCAACTGAAAAGGTTCCCGCTTTTGGTCGTCGTCCGGCAGGGCCGAGTACTACTATAAACTTGAGCGTTACAGCAAGCAACCAAGTTGGCGGAGCTGCTGCTGGTAAGGCCGCTGTTGCCGAGCTGAGCAAGTTTGCTAACAGCTCTGGTCAGTTATTCCTAACGAACCTGACAAGGTAGCCATGAGCCTCCCAACGCCTACAGTAGAAATTGGTTTTGACCTGACTCAAAGCCCTATCGGGCCTTTCCTGCGGTTAGGCGACCCGATTGCAGGGACGCTAGATAGCCCTGATAACAGGCTAGGTGGTTCTTTCTTCTACAACATTACAAGCAGGGTAGTAAACATCTCGTCGTCAAGAGGACGCCCTAGCATCTTCTCTAGCTTTCCTGCAGGTCAGATATCTATACAGCTAAACAACCACGACAGAGCATTTGACCCGCTGTTTGTTGCTTCGCCTTTCTACGGCAACATCATCCCAAGGCGCGAAATTCGGTTGAGCTTTGGCGACAAAAGAGTGTTTACTGGCTGGATAGAAGACTGGGACTTGAACTACCTGCCTAACGGCGACAGCACAGTTATGGCGACTGGCTTCGATGCCTTTTACATTATTGCTAACCAGACGCTGTCTGGCTTCACGCCTTCTGTCGAGACAGCAGATAGCCGTATAAACACAATTCTTAGCAACTCGGGCGTTGACTGGCCTCTTGACTTGCGTGACTTAGAGTCCTCGACTCAGAACATGGGCACGCAGCTTATAGAAGACGGCACTAGCGCGCTTAGCTACCTGCAAACGATAGCGCTGTCAGAGCCGGGCGAGGTCTTTGTAAACAAGCAAGGCGAGATTGCCTTTAGAAACAGAGATACAGTTCCTACAAGTGCAGGCTTAGTTACACTTGGCGACGGTGGCATCTCTGTAGACAACATAAGGGTAATCTACGGAGCAGAGCAGCTCTTTAACGAGATAACAATAACCAGAAAAGATGGCGGCACTGCAATAGCAAGTGACGTGGCTTCTCAGGGCGAGTATGGCATAAGAGCTTACTCAGACACCGACCTGCTTGTAGAGACAGACGAACAGATTGCAGAAATAGCTATTGACTACGCTGCTCGCTTTAGCCAGCCAGAGTACAGAGTAGAGTCAACACAGGTTGACGTGCAAAAGCTGTCGGATGTAAACAAGGCTGCAGTTCTTGCCCTCGAACTTGGCGATGTTGTAAAGTTCTCATTCACGCCAAACAACATAGCCCCTGCAATTACAAAGTTCTTGCGGATAATCA